CAGTTGGAGACGTCGCCGGGGTTCAGGCATGGCGGCGTAATGGGAGGCAAAAGTTTATGAGCATCTGTTACCTCGGCGACCTACGGCGAGAGTTCCACCATGTCAAACAGTATCGCGCCGGAGAGTTAGACCCGGAATACGAGCCGACGATGGTCCTGTTTCTCGAGGGTAGGCTCGGCAAATCGGCCATGATCCCGTTGGCTTCGGCGTATAAATACGACGAGCCGGACGGAACGGAAGCCCAGGAGGCCGCGCTGGCACAGTGTATCGGCATTGCTCGACATCTCGGCATTGATACGGGGCCGCGAAGTCTCGCGCAGCTTGCGATGTTTATTCAGGACGGCCTCGATGAACTAATTAATATGCCCCCTTACCGTGAGGCAACCCGAACCGTAGGCGAAATGGAGTTGTCGATAGGCGGTAGGAGGACAAGCAAGGACGTGTCCCTGACGGAGAGTGAGCTGTTGGTATGATAGCCTGGAGGTTCCCACCGTGCGCCAATCGCCATGCCGGACGTGTCAAAATCGGGGGAGAACGGATTGCAGACGGTATTGCTGGACACTGGCAATGGCGCAGGAAGGGGCTGCCGCGACGATACCGTGCTCATATCAGGCAATCGAGGTTGCCGAGACAGGTTACAGTATTAATTGGGACGCGATGAGGAGACCGTGAGGCAATGACGGCACAGAATAATAGTATTGACATTGTTAATAATATCATAAAGACTAATGTTAAGGACAAGTTCACCGGTTATATCAGAATCGATATGGCCGAGGGAACCCTCGTCACGGTCGAGCAGAACAGCAAGATGCGCCTCAACAAAAAGTAATATCGCGGTTACTGCGACACTTCTCGACAAGGGGAGTCACTCAACGCCCGCAATCGTCAGCCGAATTATCGGCTATGGTTGCGGGTTTTTTCGTATTCAGGGGTTTTGATGGCAACAGTCCTTGCCGAAAAAAGAGAACGCACGAAACAACGGTCTGAGTTGATTATCGGTCAGGAGCAGCCGGTCGATAAACCGTCTCATCCTCTCGACGCCCAGGATATGCAGTCCGTCCTCTCTCGCCTCCGTCAGTTCTGGAGGCAGGCCAGGAGGGCACAGGCCGAAAACCGCAAGGAGATGGCGAAGGACGAAGCGTTCTACGATGGCGACCAGTGGGACGATGAAGACAAGTTGATATTGGAGGCACGATTCCAACTGCCCCTTGTTTTCAATGTAGTCAAGACCACCGTCAACTGGATACTCGGCAGCGAGCGCAAGGCCCGTGTCGATTATCGCGTATTGCCCCGCCGCAAGGAGGGGAGCGACGACGCGGAGAACAAGACCAAACTGCTTAAATACCTGTCAGACGTCAATAAAAGCCCATACATCCGATCCCAAGTATTCGAGGAGGCCGTTAAGGCCGGCGTAGGGTGGCTGGAGGAAGGCGTTCGCTCCGATTACGGCAATGAGCCACTCTTTGAACGTCCTGAGTCCTGGCGCAATATTTGGTATGACCACCTGTCGATGCAGCGGGATATGTCTGATGCCCGGTTTGTGTTTCGGTCCAAGGTCGTTGACCTCGATTGGGCGCAGGCGATGTTTCCCGACCGGGCCGCGTCTCTCAAGGTTGAGGCGGAGAACGTCAACAAGCTCTATCCATATTGGCCGGATGACGAAGAGTTCACCGAATCCCCGGAGTTCGACGACCCGATAGAGGAAGACATCGACGCCGACTGCACGAGGCCCCGCGTCCGTATTGTCGAGTGCTGGTATCGGCAGGCGCCACAGGCCGTCAAGGTCGTTAAATCCCCCGACGCCGCGTATGACGGCTCGATATACGACCCGGACGATCCGGTTCTCAGATACCTCGTCGATAATGGCTTTGTTGGGCTGGTGGATGCTGTGCGATCCCCCGTGTTCGTCGCTATCTGGTGTGGCGGGACGTTCCTGATGCACTCTCGGACGCCATACCGACACAACCGCCTCCCCTTCATTCCCATCTGGTGCTACCGCAAGGCAAAGGACAACGCCCCCTATGGCGTCATCCGCGACCTGAGAGACCCGCAATCAGACCTCAACAAGCGCATGAGCAAGGCGCAGTTTTTATTGTCCTCAAACCTGGTCATCACCGAGGAGGGCGCGGCTCCCGACCTCAACGAGGCATACCAAGAGGCGCAGATTCCTAACGGCATGGTTGTATTGAGGCAAGGTAAGCTGGCGGCAGGGGCGTTCCAGATTCGGCGAGAAACCGCCCTTGCGGCTGAACACGTTCAACTGGCAAACCAGGACCGGCAGTTCATTGAGGAAATTGGAGGCGTCACCAACGAATTGATGGGACGAGAGACCAATGCCGTCTCGGGCGCGGCTATCCAAGCCCGGCAGTCTCAGGGCATGACCTCGACCTCCGTCGTTTTCGACAATATGTATTACGCCCTGCAATCCGCCGGAGAGATGCAGTTGTCGCTGATTGAACAGTTCTACGACGAGGCCAAGGTGTTCCGCCTGACGGGTGAAAGCAGCATGAGACATGGCGATTTCGTGGAAATCAACGTTGCCGACGACATTACAGCCATGAAAGCGGATTTCGTTATCAGTCAGCAGGACTACCGCGAGACCATCAGGCGGGCGCAGTTCACCGAACTGATGGAACTCATGCAAAGCCTTGCGAATACAACCCCGGATATTGCTATGTCCGTACTGGACCTCGTGTTCGAGATGTCCGATATCCCGAACCGCGATGAGTTCGTATCTCGGATTCGAGCGATTACCGGGCAGAAAGACCCCGGTAAGGAAATGACTCCGGAAGAGCAGGTCATGGAACGGCAGCAGGCCCAGGCGGAGGCCGAGGCGCAACAGCGGCAACATGCCCTTGTCGAGGCGGCGGCTCAGGCTGATGTGTCCGCCAAAGAGGCACAGGCTCTGAAGGCCCAGGTCGAAGCGCAGGCCAAGCGGTTGGAGATGATGGAAAAGGCCATGAGCTTGGCAGGGATGGTCGCGGTTACGCCGGGACTGACGGCTGCGGCGGATACGATTATGGAAGGGGCGCAGGACAGATTGCCCGCCCCTGATGTAGAAGGAGGCCAATAAATGGCAAAGAAAAAATCACCCGTTGCTTACCCGGTTGTTCCTGATGAGGTGACAGTTTTCGCGCCGGCCGAGGCGACCGTAGATACCGCCCCACCTGCCGGAAAGCCTATGTCACAGGCTGAGTTTGACGCCTCGATACTGATACAGGCGCAGGATATCAGGAGAGACCCCAAGCGATTCATGGCGGCGAGGGCCGTCAACCCGTCAATACTGGCGTAACACGTAAGGAGGATTCGACGCATGAGCAAAGAAGTTGAAGAAGCTGGCAGAATTGCAGACGACCTGAAACCCGTTATCCCGGACGATGACGACAAGGTTGATATCCCGCCGGAGGGGTTCAGCGCGGACGAATGGTATGACCTTTCTGATGAAGAGCGCGAGGGTGTGCTGTCGACAGGCGATGAGGGGCCGGACGGCAGCAGCAACCCTGACGACAAGAAAAAGGAAGAGACTGCAACGCCCCCCGTTCCGGAAGTCCCGGCGGAAGTTCAGGGCGAAGCCCCCCCACCGGCCAGCGAGGAAGGCGGCGCGGAGCCTGGCCTTGATTTATTTGAATCCTTTGACGACGAGATAGCGCCAAAAATCCCAACCGTTCCCCTGTCGGTCAGTAACGATGTCCCGGCGGACCTCAAGGCAAAAATAGATGAGTTGGCTGAGCGATTCGACGTAGGCGAGATGTCCGTCCGTGAATACACAGACCAGCGCGACGCCCTGAACCGGGAGGTGTGGCAACGGAACCTTCAGGCGGCGCAGGAGGCCCAGGCGGCCAAGGCATGGGAGGCGGAGCAGGCCTATTTTCTGGCGAAGAACCCGGCCTATACGGAAGACTCGTTGAGAGGAAACGCCCTTTTCGGGATGCTCGATGCCGCAGTCAGAACCCTGGCGGCGGACCCGGCGAACGCCGACAAGAGCGGATACCAGATACTCCAGATGGCACATAAGGAAGTCGTTGGGATTGTGAAAGGCGCGGCGAGTGTGCCGAAGGAAACGCCGCTGCCCTCGGTCCCGACTACAGGCGCGAAACCGAAAGCGGCGAAGCCTGATATCGCGACCCTTGGCGATGTTCCAGCATCGGCGGCGAATGTGGGTGAAGACCCGTTTGCAGCCATAGACAGGCTGGATGGTGAGGCATACGAGGCCGCGCTTGAGCGGATGACACCGGACCAGCTGAAATCATACCGTGCGAGGTTGTAATGGCACTCCTGAAAGTGGTGAAAGAGCATGATGTTATAGAGATGGACCTGTCGAGGATAGGTAACGAACAACCGGTTAAGGATATCAGAGTTGAAGTAATCCACGTTATGAAGAGCGAAGTCGTTTTGAAGATTTCCACGGAGAGGATGATCGCAGTGCGACACGTAAGAACAAAGGAACTTGATTAGCGTAGTCCCGCTGATCCTTTTGCGGCCTGACTCGAGAAGGGCCTGAAAGGAGCAGACGATGGCACAAACCATCATCGGCCTGAATGACGCAAAGGCCGTAAAGAGGTACTCCGGAAATTTAGCGGTTGACGTAGGAAGAAAAGGCTATTTCTCCCGAAAATTCATGAGCAGCGGCGAGGTGCCGACCACTCCGATCTGGCGGCTTACCGACCTGGAATCCCAGGCAGGGGAATTAATCACCTATGACCTGTCCATGCAACTCAGGATGCAACCCGTTGAGGGTGATGCAGTCCTTGAGGGCAAAGAGGAAAAGTTAGAGTTCTATACCGATTCCGTCTATATCGACCAGCTTCGAGGCGGGGCTGACACCGGCGGACGCATGACGGCGAAGCGTACCCTCCACAAGCTGCGTGAGGTCGCCAAGACCAGACAGACCGATTGGTGGGCCAGGGTTTTTGACGAGATATTCTTTATGTATCTGTCCGGCTCACGCGGGACTAATTCAGAGTACGTGTTTCCTGTCGGATATACCGGGTTCGCAAACAACTCATTCACCGCTCCGGACTCGGAACATCTGATTTACGGAGGCAACGCGACCGAAAAAGCAGACGTGGACGCAGCTGACACCATGAATCTCGCCCCTAT